CGTGGCACAAGCATGTTAATAAGATCGGCTCCGAAGGAATCACTCGCAGCTGACAAGTCTGCGGTAACCAAACGAAGTGTTTTGGAATTGGCCTGAGCTAATCTCCTATGATGTTCTTGGAGATAACGCAAGTCTACGCCTACGTTTTCAAGACGCGCCTGAATCACCCTACCCAACCCAGCAGTATAAAAAACTACCAATGGTTGTATTCGGAGTAATAGAACGCAACTTGTCCCATGCTTTGGGCACATTGGTAACGGTTAGGCACTCGCACTCCTCAACAGCAAAACCAACGCTGTTGTAGATCCTCATTAATAAAGGATCTGTAGGAAGATAGTGGTCACAAAACCACGTCTTGTGTGCGGGCGAACTGGACAGAGGACCGGCTAGTTTCGTATCAAGATACGACCTATGCAAGCTACTTCCGACCGTCGCATTGCTACTGAACTTACACAAATTCATGTGTTCTTCGGAATCATAATCTCCAAGAATTTTGGATACTATGCTCCTAGCACGTTGAACAACCAACCTATCAATAAAACGAAGGTTGAGTGGTGTGCTAACGCGCTCTTGGGTCTTGGCAAATTTTTCGTCAGCCTCAACATTTAAGTCGCGTTCACATTCCCATGTAAATACGTAACGCTTCAAGAGCTTTTCAAGTTGGGCAACCCTTTTATGAATCCAGGGCTGCGCTTGCATAACTCCAGGAAATTGATACGTCCTGAAGTTTCCACCGGGTTTTATCGATTCAACAAAACCGGATGCCAAGTTTTCCAAACCTTCAATTTCTTGAAAGTCCCTCACCAGGTTCTTTACTACTTCCACCATCAAGTGATCGGTGCTGTACGTATGAACCAAATCCTTCTTTGCCATGGAGTCCTCCGATGTACAACGTGGGTTTCAGAAGCATGAGAAGCACGATGATAAAAATCATCAAAACTACTTCTCTATTAACGTTCATTTCAATCTAACGACCCGGTTGCGCGAAAATTTGCGTAATCCGAAGAAGTTGCAACTTGGGCAATAAAATCCCAAATAGCAGCAATCTCGGCAGCGGATTGTATAGGAGAGAATTCAACGTCGATACGGCAAAGGGGAAAGACAACCGTTCCATCAGCATCCGTTTTAGGACGCTTATGGAGGATGGACATCTTACCTTTTCCGTACTTCTTAGTTACCGCATCATACACCGGCAGCTTTACATTATGCAAAGTTGAGGGTCTAACACGATAATCGGATACGGCCGCAACCGAGGTAACGGTACCGAATCCTGTAGTAGCGGTAGAAGCGTATGTAACGCTAGTACCACCAGATGGAGTCATAGTGGCTCCTTCTTTGATAACTGCACCTTTTAGGGGCATAATATCACCTCTGAGAAATTAGAGTTTGAACACCCGTGGCAAACGTTGCCACACGAGTGAGAGTGCATCAGCAGATCGCTTCCAGGACAAATCCTGGAAAATCCACTGAGG